CCGAAAGGGCGCCGCCGACGCAGTGCACATCACCCATGAGAACGTAAGTTCTCATGAATTCTACCAAAGGAGCTCTGATTGCCCTCTAACAATCAAGGCCCCACCGTACGGACTCGCCCGATTCGCGCAAAAAGCGGAACCTGGTCAGAGGCCGTTCGGAATGATAACGACGTGTTCGGAACTAAATCCGTAACATGGGTTATCCCCCGGCACGGTGGGACTTTCAAACTAGAGGGGAGCGAAATTACTCGCTCGGAAGGACATCCCTTTGCTTCTCGCAAAGGTTTGTCCAATGTCGGTGGCCCATTTTACAATAAGAAAACCTATATAGCCTCGGAAATTCCGAGTCTAGGTTATGCTTATAGTTATTGGGTCAATGGTCCAGGACAGGCGGTCAACGTTTTTCAGACCAGAGATTACTCTGGTCCGATGTTGGCTTTCGGTCCGGACAATGCTTCTGGGCAGTTTGTGTTTCCCCCAAGTGCTGAGTCGAGTGATATCGCACTCAATGCACTAGGGGCCACAGCAATTGCCCGTTGTAAGCCCGACAACTCGATCGCATCCCTAGGATCATCCATTGGTGAGATCATGACCGGGGGCTTACCGCACCTGGTCGGATCTCAGTCCTGGAAAGAGAGGTCACTAAAGGCGAAAAACGCCGGAAGTGAATACCTCAACGTCCAGTTTGGATGGGTCCCCCTTGTGAGCGACATTAACAACTTCGTTAGTGCCGTTCGTCAATTTGATACTGTTATGAAACAGTATGAAAGAGACGCAGGGAGACTTGTTCGTAGGAGATACGAATTCCCAATCGTGAAGTCCGAAGACGAAGTCATCGTGAACGGAGCACCCGCATGGGTACTTGGTTCCGGTGGCAACGTCGCCGCGACTTCTGGTACGAGAACTCTTCGTAAACGAGTTACGAAGCAACAGTGGTTCAGCGGGGCGTTTACTTATCATCTGCCTTCCGGATATGACTCCCGGAATGCGCTTGATAGGTATCGCCTCTACGCCGACAAATTTGTCGGCCTGAACGCTAGCCCAGAAACACTCTGGGAGCTCGCACCTTGGAGCTGGGCTGTCGACTGGTTTAGCAATGCTGGAGACGTTATTTCAAACGTCGATAGCTTTGCCATCGATGGTCAGGTTCTGGTTTATGGGTATATGATGGAACATACCATCACTGAATATACCTATTCAATGAGCGGTGTTCGCGATTCAGCGAACAAAGAGCTCAATGTCTCACCCGTTACCTTGGTCACAGAGACCAAGAAGCGTGTGGGAGCCAGCCCCTATGGTTTTGGAGTATCTTGGGATGGCTTGTCACCATTCCAGATCTCCATACTTACTGCTCTTGGGATAACCCGGAGTTAGTAGGTCGATTTGCACGACCGTCAAACACCAAGTTAGGAGCATTGCCTATGTCCCTCGCCGATCCGCAGTCCATCACGATCTCAGGTTCCACGATCAGCTTGCCCCGTGTCTCCACGGGCAACAAGCAGTCGGAGTACCTGTCGTCGGACGGACTCACCGGCCTGAAGCTTGCGAGTTCCTACGGGAACCGCACGCGACAGACCGTGCGTCTCGACCTCAAGAAGGTGTCCGCGGACGTGTACCTGCCGAGCCAGAACGTCGAGCGCAGCATGAGCTGCTACCTCGTGTTCGATAGGCCCGTTCAGGGATACACCAACGCGGACGCACTGGCAGCGTTCGTGGGCTTCAACACCCTCGTCACTGCCTCGACCAACGCGGTCATCACCAAGCTTCTCGGTGGTGAGTCGTAAGGTCGTTCCTTCGTAAGGGTACCATCCTAGCATTAACAGGGCTACAAGCCCTGATAATGTTCATCCCGCTTTATGTGGGATGTGGGGTGATTGCGTACTCGAGCTGTCCTTCGCCATTTGTGGGTTGGGCATATGATCTGTATTCAGATCCTGTGTCCCTATTCACGATGGTTTGGGTCGGCTCTTGTACGTATACCTCCCTATGGACGGTGCGATGAACAACGGCTGGGTAACCAGTCGGGTCATAGGCTAAGGAGTAAACACCTCTATTTAAGGAGGGCTTACTGAAAAGCCTAATGATGCTCTGGAAGAGAGTCGCCGATGAATGCGCGACTCGATGTCACACTAGCGCCACGTTGGACTGGAAAACAGTCCAACGGCGATACGGACACGAGGGGTTGTCGTTTCTAACGATAACCCTACCAAACTACGGAAAGGACTTCGAAAAAAGTCTCGACCGTGGTGAGGTTGTTCCCGATTCGTTTATGGGATTCCGCAGAGCGGGATCTCACAAAGCGAAGGAAGGTCTCCCCCTATTTCTAGGAGGTTTCCTGGAACGTGTGTTCGATCGCGGTAGTGGTCGGTTACTCGATTCACCTGACATCGAAGCAATCCAATCCATCCGTCAGCTAACGCTGATGTTTGGAAAGGTGCGCGTACCTTGCTCGGAAGAGCGGGTACGTGCTGCGATGAAGGGTTTCATCGAGTGTGAGCAGGAGATCAGGATTAACGATGCACGTCTTTCAGAGGTTGATTACTCTGAGTTTAGGCGCGTGTCGAAAATCCTCTTCGGTGAGATGCTTTCCGATCTGGACCAACAGGTCTTTGATCGGGAGAACATCGTGCCGAAGCATGGACCCGGTGCAACTGCTGATAAACTCCGAGGAAACTCGAAGTATCGGCAGAGCACCTGGCCTTCTCGACTCCAGGAACATTTTCCTATGGAAGAGTTCCTGGTTCCGAGCTCGTCCTTCTGGGACGAACTCGGCGAGGTGGATCTCCTCGAACCCGGGCAGGAGATACCTGTAAAGGTAATTCCTGTTCCTAAAACGCTCAAGACGCCACGGATCATCGCGGTAGAGCCTACTGCTATGCAATACGCACAGCAGGCGCTCGCCGAGAGAATCCAAGATCTCGTCCATGAGGATGACAACCTCAGGGCCTTGATCGGCTTCCGTTACCAGCCGCCTAATCAGCGAATGGCTCGGAAGGGCTCCCAGTTTGGGAGACTTGCTACGCTCGATTTGAGTGAAGCAAGTGACCGCGTCTCGAATCAGCTCGTACGCGAGATGCTCGTCGACTACCCCCACTTGCTTGGGGCAGTTGACTCTTGCAGATCGCGGAAGGCTGATGTACCTGGCTATGGCGTACAACGTCTAGCCAAGTTCGCGTCTATGGGTTCGGCCCTCACATTCCCTATTGAAGCCATGGTCTTCTTGACCATATGCTTCTTGGGGATTGAGCGAGGGCTTAACCGCCCGCTTTGTCCACGGGACGTACCAACGTTCCGTGGTCGGGTGCGCGTCTACGGGGACGATATTATCGTCCCTGTGGACACAGTGGATTCCGTCGTCAGTATGCTTGAGCATTTTGGTGCAAAAGTGAATACTGGCAAGTCCTTTTGGAATGGCAAGTTCCGAGAGTCTTGCGGTAAGGAGTACTACGCTGGCGAGGACGTAACAATCGTCCGAGTCAGAGAAGTACCACCTACACGACGGACAGACGCAACAGGAGTCATTTCGTACGTTTCTCTTCGTAACCAACTCTATGAGTATGGTTACTGGGAGACGTGCAAATGGCTGGATGAGGAAATTCGGAATTTGATTCGTCATTTTCCGGTTGTCCTACCATCCTCTCCTGTGCAGGGTCGCCACAGCTTCTTGGGATTCGAAACCCAGAAGCTTGGTAGAGCGCTACACAACCCTCTAGTCAAGGGTTACGTAGTGTCGGCTAAGCTACCCAACGATCCGTTGGATGGCTCAGGCGCCCTGCTCAAGTACTTTCTAAAACGCGGCGATTTGCCATTCGCCGACGAAAGTCACTTGGAGCGTGCTGGACGCCCCCGAGGCGTCGACATCAACCTCGGGTGGTTCAGCGCTATCTAGTAAAGATAGCGCCAATGCGGGGAGAGCCTAGTGTTCCGTCTCACGTCCTT